AATGATCAGAACGCTGATCCTGCTGAGCTACATGAGCACCAATGCTTGCATTATTGCTGGCGTGCTAAGGCATTGGAACAATTAAACTAATGGCATGGAAGCATCCAGCGAGCTTTACTCCTGTCGTCGTTTTCGGAAGTGCCGCGAGAAGTTGCCGCTCGCTGATTTGTTGCGCGATGAAAGCGGGCAATTGTTCTGCAAGCCAGGCATGTGCCCTAATGGCAAGAACCAGAATACAACCGACCTAATCAACCTACAGGTTGAAATCCGTAAGTTACGCGGTGAAATAAAAAACAACGCAAGCAAGGAGGAACGGCTGCTGGCGCATGTTGAAAGCCTCCAAGAACGACTTGCAGTTGCGCTTGACATCAAGACTATTGAGGCACCCGTTGCTATTGAGCGATCCAGCAGCATCGACCGTAATGAGGCCGTTCCGGTGCTGCTCTGCACTGACTGGCATTGTGGGGCCGTAGTAAAACCTGAAACAGTAAATGGGCTTAATTCATATGACGTAGATACATTTCATAGCCGCACGGTAGCGTTGTTTAGAAATGCGCTTAAAGTAATCACCATGTTGCGATCAACCAGCAACATTGACAAGATGGTGGTGTTTCTAGGCGGTGATTTAATTGATAATTGGCTGCATCCAGAACAGATCCAGTTGCAGGAGTTATCGCCTACGCAGCAAATTATTGAATGCGAGAAGGCCATTGTTCGCGGCATTGATTACCTGCTAGCCAATGGTGGCTTCAGTAAGATTCTGGTTCCATGCTGCTACGGCAACCATGGCAGGACAACCATAAAGATGCAGGCTGATAATGCCCATGCAACCAGCTACGAATGGTTGATGTATCAAAGCCTGCGGCGTCATTACAGTGGCAACTTGCAAGTAGAGTTCATCATTTCAAATGGCAATACGCTATATCTTGATGTGCTAGGCAAAAAGCTAAGGTTTATGCACGGCGATGCAATCAAATATGCTGGCGGTGTTGGCGGTATCACAGTACCGCTCACCAAATACATCTATCGTCAGGATGTAGGCATCAGGGCAGACCACACCTTCCTAGGTCACTTCCATACGCTTACGCATGGCTCTAGCTGGACGGTAAACGGTAGCTTGATTGGCCCCACTGCTTATGGCCTGAAGCTGGGCTTTCCGCCCGAAAGGCCACAGCAAGGCCTAGAGGTAATCGACAGCAAGCGCGGCTTTACGATCAGCGCACCGATCCTAACCGATTAGTTAAACTGGATACAAGACGCAATGCACCGCCAGGACCGTGGTCGAGAATCTGATCGTTGGTCTTGCCTGCCTGGTCTTAGGTGGTGTTGGTGGTAGTGCCTCCCGCTGGGTTGCATCACGCAGCCAAGAGGACGAGAAGGCCAATATCGCCATTGTTAAGCTCAGTGCTGGTGTCGAGCACATTGCCGCTGAACTTACAGCCATCCGTGAAGACATGCGCACCGACCGCCGCGAACTGTTTGGCCGCCTTGGTACAGCAGAGCAGCGTATTGCTAAACTAGAGGCACACCGTCAGATTTAAGATGGACGCCCAAACTGCTGCTGCTATTGCAATTGGAGTCGCCGCATCAAGTGAACTGATCGCCCTAAGCCCCATGCGGGCCAACAGCAACATCCAACTGATCCTGCAAGTGCTGGCGCTTGTATTCCCGAAGCGTCGCAAGTGACCAATACAAGCCCGATCAGCCTTGATCAGCTTTTTCGCAATAACAAAAATCTGCCGCATCAACTTGCGGCCATCACTGAACTTGAGCAGGACATTCGCGTCAATGGCTATGACGTTGCCATGCGTCGCAGCCGCCCGTGGTTCAGCGTCTGGAGTCAAGCCGGCAAGCAATCAAATCCGCTGCCAGTGCCATACCAGTCGCAACGGGACAACTACCGCGATGCAAACCGCACCTGTTTCAGCTCCAGTTGCGCCATGCTGCTGATGACGCTAAAGCCTGGCGCCATCCATTCAGATGATGACTACATCAAAACGGTTTTCAGCATTGGTGATACCACCGATGCATCAGTGCAACTCAAAGCACTGGCAAAATACGGCATCAAAGCCCGCTTCGAGACTGGCGGTAACCGTGATCTAGTCAAGCGGCAGATTGATGCTGGCAAGCCTGTCCCCGCTGGTTTTTTGCATCACGGACCGGTCACGGCGCCCAGCGGCGGCGGCCACTGGCTGTGCATCATCGGTTATGACGCCAAAGGTTACTGGGTCAATGATCCATGGGGTGAAATGAACATAACCGCTGGCACCTACGGCAGCACCGTAGGATCCAAACTCCACTACAGTTATGCCAACTGGGAACCTCGTTGGATGGTAGATGGACCGTCAACAGGTTGGTGTATCATCGCATGAGACAATACGTCCTTGAGATTGACTACACAATAGTGATTGAAAGCACAGACGATGATCCTGGAGAGGTTAGCGATAATTTTATAGCGCGTTTAACGGAATTAGCAGCATCAAACGATCACATTCTGGGTCTTTCAGTTCAAGTCCTACCAATCCCGGAGTTGCGTGGATCATCAAATCGACGAAACGCAACTGATCCCGAAGCGGAGTGCGAAGAACCAGTTTAGGCAAGAAATCTTTGAGGCATGGTGCTTCATCTGCGCCTATTGCGGTAACTCCGCTGATACGTTGGATCACGTCAAGCCACGCCATAAAGGTGGCACAACAACTACATTTAACCTGATACCAGCCTGCAAACGCTGCAATCGCGGTAAGGGCAGCACTAACTGGTTGGAATGGTATTCGCTACAGCAATTTCATACAATTGAACGGCAGCAATCAATTGACAATTGGATCAAGCATTAATCGTAATCTATTAAGTCCACTTGCGTGCATTGATTGCAACTTTGCAATACTATAGCCAGTATTTTCTTGCAATTCAAGCCACGACGTAGGTTTATCAAGTAGTCTGCACTCAATGATGTAGCGCGTTGTTTGATCAATGTATTGTCCATAGATTTGAAGCATTTTGTTAATTGCGTCGTTATTTTCTATTGCGTCTAATGCGCTAGATTGATTTTCATCAGCAATAAAATCAATAATAGCTGATCGATCTAGCTCAGCGCCAGTTGCATCAAGGCTAGATGTTGATTGGTTGCGTTGGATTGCTGTTACCATTTCATCTATTGTTATTCCTAATTCATCTGCAATCTCCCGCTGGCTTGGTAATCGCCCAAGCTGTTGCATTAGCATGGTTTGAACCTTGACGATTTTAATTATCTTTTCATGCAACGATGATGGTATGCGGATCATGTTATCATTATTGGCAATAGCGCGATGTATTGCCTGTTTAATCCACCAGTAAGCATAAGTTGTAAACCTATAGCCCCTACTGGGATCAAACATGTTAACAGCACGTGCTAGGCCTATATTGCCTTCCTGGATCAAATCCATCAGCATCATTGCTTTGCGTTGCCTGCCATCATATTTCTTAGCGATATTAACGACCAACTTAAGATTTGATTGGATGAACTTATCCCTAGCGCGTTGCCCTTGCCGTCGCTCCCGATCAGTGCAATCAGGTTGCTGCATCTTTACTACCTGCCGCCCAAGCTGGATTTCCTGCTCAGGCGACAGCAGTGGATACCGCGCAATCTCGCGCAGGTATTCCCTCAGCGATGAATCATTTGGGGACATGACTGGCGGTTGGTGATAGATGGCCGTTGTAATGACCAACAACCGCATAGCTGGTTGCAGGGATGGCACTCATCTTGAAGAATACCATCTGCCCGATCTTAAGGCCAGGCCATATCGGCAGACGTTGCAGTTGGCGGCTGTTCTTTAGTTCAAGCGTTAAGGTGCTACCATGCCAGCCGGGATCGGCATAACCAGCGTGCAGATTTTCGTAGCCTTCGCGTGCGCGGCTTGACTTAAGGAAAAACAACCCGGCGATGTCTTCTGGCATGTTGAATGATTCCATCGTATCAGCTAAGATAAATTGCCCCGGCACCAACTCATAGGGTTGATCCCTGCTGCTTTTGCTGATGTCAACTGGGATCATGTCATGGCTGGCCGCCGATTCGATCATGATGGTATTGCCGAGTCTCAAGTCAAGACTGGCGGGATTGATCAGCTCAGGCAGATGGTTTTCAACCATGCCGCTTTGGATTAGTTGCGCGATCTGGAAGTCTGAAAGGATCATGGCTTGTCAAAAAGACGGTTTACATACCAGCGGGCTTTAGCGAGTGATTCCCTGCCGCCCTTATGATTCATGCGCCAGAGGTATTTTATTGCATTGCCTTTGCAGAACCCTGCAAACTCCTCTGGCGTTAATGCAGCTTCGATTGCAGTGATGCACTCGATAGCGCCTGCATTGTAGTGCGGTGGTTGGTTGACCAAATCCATGTCAGATAACGGTACGGGTCTGGTAGTTGGGGTCATCAGGATCAGGGCCAAAGCCGCTGGCGTCTGTTGTCGGCGCTGCTGGCACCGGTTGAGCAGGTTTGACATCCAGCCAAGCGCGCAGGGCGTCACCGGTTGGGGTCTTTTTGGGCCACGCAATGAAGCGCAGCAGCTCCTTGGTGTCGGTGAACAGCATGGAGACATGGGGGCGCCAGGCCATGTATGAGGTGCCGTTCCAGCGATCGTGGCGGCGTTCAACGCGCAGGCCGCCGGCGGTGAAGGTGTCAGCCATGGCCCTCCAGTGTTATGGCAATACGGATAAGTTCTTCCGAGGCATTGCAACTGCCAAGGTGCGCAGCGGCAGCACGAAGGACGGCGGATGCACTAACACCTGCCAAAAAACTCACATCCCAAGGGGCTTCGTCAAGTTCTTTGTTAATAGCATTTAGCACGGCCTGCGCAGCGGGTGATAGGTCAGTCATTGGGCAGAGCCTCCAGGGCGCGTCGGATTTGAGATAGGTCGCATCCCCTGCCGTGCATAGCTAGGTCTGCATTGAGCGTGTCAAGTTGCAGTAGCGCCTGCTTTTTCAAGCTCGGCGGCTTGGGGCGGCGGACGCTACGCAAGTCTTGTCCGTCAATCGTCAAACCGCTAGGCAACCATTCACAACACGCCTCCAGCTCCTGGTCGGCGCCCCATTGGGCGGCGCGGGTGGCGATGTTGAGTTCAACGCCGCCAAGATCGCGGCGAACCTTCTCGCCATAGTGATTGTTAACCCACTCTATCACCAGCTCTGGCGGTGGTGTGATCGGGGAAGATTGGTCAGTCATCGCCCTGCCTCCTGCTCATGGCGCTTCCGCAAGCGCCGACGCCGAAACTCATCCAATACCTCCATCCAAAGGATGATTGTCGCGCCAAACAAGCCCACAAGCCCCGTGCCCAAAAACACTAAGACAAGCCCAATAATCAAAAACGCTGGCAAGGTGGTCATCAGTAAGAAATCCCCACGCGAGCAATACCATCAAGCGGCACGCCAAGCCGATAAGCGGCACCTGCTGACAGGTCGATGCTGTTGCAATCGCAGCGGTCACGGATCGGCACTACCAAGCTGCGGCCCTTGTGGGTGACGCGGACGCGGGTGCCGCATGGCAGCCACGGATGTGCTGCACTGATACCCCAGTGCTGGTAGGCGCGGCCCGTGCAGTAGTCGGGGCGGCCTGCATACCACGGGTCATAGACCGTGGCCGTCACGGTGCGAGCCTGGGCTGGTGCGGTGAGTATGGCCAGCATCAAAAGTAGTTTTCTCATAGTGAGCGTTTGTAGGGGACAAGTTCAAACATGCGGGATTCTGTCTTCCAGGTTTTATCGGTGAGCAATT